TTTCCTGTAATAGTCGCTCCGGCCGGTCTTATTTGATTTACTCCGATGCCAACACCACCTCCATGTTTAGCAAGTAACATTAATTCTAAATTCTTTGAACCTATATCGTGAATTGAATCAGCAACATCTATCCCGAAACATGAAATTGGAAGACCTCTTTCTGAACCTGTGTTTGAAAAAACTGGAGTTGCAAGATTTAACCATCCTTTCCACATATAGTCGAAAAATTTACTTGCTAATTCTGGTTTTCCTAACCTATGTGCCACTGTTGTTGAAACTCTCCAATATGCGTCCTTTGGAGTTTCTCCTTCTAAAAGATAACCTTTAGATACAGTTTTAACATATACTTCTGTGTTTGCCCATACTGGAAAATCTATTCCTAGCTTCCATCCTTCTGATTCTCCGCAATTTCTTTCTTTTCCCTTTTCGTTATACTCCGGACTTGGAGCATCATTATAATTTCTAATCATCTTTATTTATATTATCTTTTAAAATAAATCATCTTCATCCCAATTTTCATCTTCTCCTGCTTTAGAATAATCAGTTGGCCTAATTGCAAAAAAGTCAGTATGCGTGTGTCCTCCAGTGAGGTGATAAAACCAATCTAATTCAGAAGCGGCTTCTTTATTATATTCAAACACGGAAGAATAACCTAATTCTGCAAGCTTTTCGTTACCTCTTTTCTTAATAAATTCCTTTAAGTCGGAAGCTTTTAGGTTTTCAAGATCTCCCATTTCAAACATCTTATTAATAAATTGCATTTCCATATCTATCATAAGCCTTGCTGCCTCTTTAACTTCCATTTCTATCTCATCTCTTAGTGTAGGATATTCTTCGCACATGTGATTAAATAATTGGCATCCCATCTTTGAGTGTAAAGATTCGTCTCTTACTGACCACTTCATTTGTTGGCCAATACCTTTAAGAAGGTTTCTCATTTGAAAGGAATAAAGGACTGCGAAAGAAGAGTAAAGAGCTACTCCTTCTGCAAATGCTGAAAAAATAGCTAAAGATCTAGCAACTTCTTTCCTTGCCTCTGAGTTATGTTCAAGATCATTGTGCTTATATTCAGAAGTGGTATTCATTAAGAACTCAAATCTTTCGGCAGTAGAAGGTTCATGTAAAAATCCTGAAAAGTCATCTAATCCTAAAGTTTCGTTTAAATAAGAATATGCAGTTGCATGTATAGTTTCTTGTGAACCGAACATCATAGCCATTTGTCTAATTTCATGTTTAGGAAACCAGTCTGTGACCATATTGGTCCAATAATCAGAAACTGCACATTCAGTTTGTGCAAACCCCAAAAGAATATTACCAACTAAGTTTTTTTCAGAAGGAGAAAGATTCTCATTCCAATCCTTTACATCTCCTTGCATTGAAATTTCGGTATGTAACCAAAATGCCTGTGCCTGTTTTAACCATCCTTCTGTATAGTATATTGGATATTCAAAAGGCTTAAATTCTACTCTTTCTTTAAAAATTGATGGATTCATAATTTACGTTTTCTTAATTTTTTACACAATAGACCTAAGTCTAAAAAAGACCACACTGTTGACAGTTGGTCTCGGGTTGATAGGTGTTATATATTCGAGTACATATGTTAACTACCATCCTGAGAGAAAAAGATTAACTTAATCTTTTTCTAAGTTTATCAGCTTTTGTAAAATACTCATAAGAGGTATTCTTATATGCTTTACGCTGATCATATAGATCTGCTAATATTTTTTTTAACATTGAAGTTTCTTGCTTGTATACAACTCCGTTCTCACATACAATAACTTCTTTGTCATTTCTTCTTTCTTTTATCTCACTAGAATCTATTTTTTCTATAAAGGAATCTGGTGAAATATTAAATTGTCTCATAATAGAAGGATATAGAGAAGCAAAGTCAAATGCACTTACACCTTCATAATACCCTGTGATGGGTTCTTTTACAAAAGCCCCAGCGTATTGTCCATTCTTTTCTCCATCTTCTTTAGATTCTGAGCCAATTCTTTTACCTTCTTCTGAAAGTTTTCTTGCAATCAATGATTCTGTTACAGCAACCGGAGATGCAGCTTTATAGAGAGGCATTTTTGTAATGTTTGCAAGAGTTAATAGAACTTCCATTGACTTTAATTGTTGATCGATATAATATACAAGAACCGAGTCAACTACATTATAATAAATGTATTTAGTAAAATCATCTCTGTAAAGGTCTTGGAGTGAACCTGTAAACTTAATCTTATTTACATTTAGAACTTGTCCTGCTACATAATCAAGTGCATTAGATTCCTTTACCTTTACAGATCTATCATACTTATCATAAAGTTGCATGTAATCTAAGATTCCAATATGTAAAGGCCTACTATCATTTCTATCTAAAGATTGAGTCATAGAAACTTCTGCAACATCTATTTGAAGTCTTTTACATCTGTTTACAATATATTGCCAGTCATAGTTAATAAAGTTCCAGCCTGTCATCATTGGAAACTTAGGTAGAAATTTCATTAAGAAGGTGTAGACCATATCATATTCAGTTTCAAACTTATGATACCTAAATTCCCAATCTTGATCAAAGTTCTTAAAATAGTTATTAGTATCTTCTTCAATCTTTTGAATATTAGAAGAAGACATATCTTCTAATCCAAGAACAATTGCTTTATGATCAGGTGTGATAATAGAAAAAGATAGAATTCTACTTTTTGCTTCTTCTGCTTTTGGAAAACCATCAACAATTTCTGTCTCAATATCGACAAAATATGTTTTAGGCATATTATATGCAAAAATTTCTTCTTTATCTTTTTCAGGTAAAGAGTCTAGGAAATAAGTTAAAGAAAATTTATTGTATCTTCTTGCGTTACCAAGCTTCACTGATCTTCCGTCCCAGTTTTTATGGTCTAAACTTCTACCTCTATCTTTACCGTCACATACATACCAATTTTGATATTGCTGAACTGGATATTGTTTAAAAGCTACTTTACCCTCGGTGTCGTAATATGATATAATTACATCCTTGTCTCTTTGTTCAATGTCTAATATCATTAATAGCCTCTTTTTTGACGTTGAACATTTTCTTCTGCTTTTGCGAAATAATAGTTGTATGCTGTTTTAGCATCGAGGCCAATTGATGCCGCATAATTAATAAAGAAGTGTAGAATATCTACCCATTCCATATATAGTTCTTTCTTATCATTTTCAGAAAGATCTGAAACTTTAAGATTATCAAATTTTGTAAAATCTTTTTTCCAATATTTCCAGATAGCATTTCCGCTGCCGTCTTTAATACCTCCTAAGGCATCTGTCATTTCATGAATTTCATCAATAACTGCATGCGTGTTACAGTGCCAAAAATTCATAACTTCCCTAAGTGTCATGTTTTCAAAATTAAAACCGTAAGTCTGCTCTTGCATTTTCTTTTGGTTTTCCATAATATCTGCCAGGTGGGTGGTAGATTCTGCATAGAAGTCTTTAACTTCTAAGTCTTTGCATTCGTTGTCTATGTTTGCCATTTTTTCGCTACTTTATTATAATACTTAAAACAATGAATTTGTTTTTAATTCTACTGGTTTTTCTACAGATCTTTTATTAACATTGTTAATAGCTTCGAAGAGATCAGTGTTAACAACTTCTGGGGCGTTATGTAATTTAGCCAATCTTAGTGAGTTTTTTCTGAACTTATCTCTTCTTTCATGATCGTTTGCTAATTCTAACATCAACGGAATAGAGGCTTCGATGTTATCTCTATCTACAAAGATTGCAAAATCTTCTAATTGAATAAACGGAACTCCTTCTGTTCTGTGAATTACATGTTCTCCCCAGTGTTTATCGAAAAGAGGAATAGTTCCTGCTGCGATTACCTCGCACATTGCATATTCTATCATAGAACCGTAAAGTCTTTCAGGAAGATTAAAGAACTCTGCACCAAACATTGATTTTCCTAGTTCTCCCATTCCTTCAGCTAGATTATAAGGTCCGTGAATGTATAGTTTATTAGTCTCCTGTGGATATGTAATTGGATTCTTTTTTTCGTTTACTTCAAAGATGTCTGGTCTTAAAGTTTTTCTATCTTCTTGAAGAAACATAGGAAGAGCTCCCATTGATCTTTCAACTCCTCTACATTCTGTTACAAAATTATGATCTTTCATTAATTCCATAATATCGAACATTCTAAAAGGATCTTTAAATCCTGCAAATCTACCAAAATAAGTAGTTCTTCTTTCTTGCTCTTCAACTGGAACTACAACATGATTCCAAGCATCATAGTCATAGGGATTAAGATTCATTTCGATGAGAGGCGTGTCAGGTGCATGTTCTCTTAATTTATTTGCAAAATTAGATCTTGCTGAATAATTAAACATTGCATCCATGGATTTCATAATCTCCCAATATTTATAATTCTTTGCAAGATTTGCAGTATTGTGGTCAAGGCAATTTCCTATTTTAATAGGATTTTCAAGACCATAAATACAGTGTTCGATAAAGTCTTCGTTAAACTCATCTCCAACTGATTTGTGTGGATATGATGTGTAATAAACTACATCATTTTTTTCAAGTTCTTTTGCGATATTAGGGATATCTTTTCTTTTGAATTCAGTTGCTACGATGTCTGTCATTTTATGACGAGGCCATCTTTTTTCGATAGCTGCATAAATGGTTGCATCATGACCTTCTTTAATAAGCCAATTATAAAATTCGATTGTGTGTCTTGTGAGTCCACAGCCTTCGACTCCTTTTGCTAATACTAGTGCTATTTTCATATTTGTGATCCGTGTTTTATATTAAATCCTCCATGCTTTCTCCAAGATTCATCTTCTTCTCCTATCTGTATTTCTCCTTCATATCCTTTTTCAGAAGAGTCAGAATATATGTCCATTTCTGAATATACCAAATCTGCCAGGGCTTCGTGCGTTTCTTCGTCAGTTACTCCAATATCTGAACCTACAAGTTCATCCATTCCTTCTAAATCCCAATAATTCTCTGCGAGATATTCTACAAACTCTTCTTCAGTCGTTCCTTTAAAATTTGGAAATTTTTCAGTTTCTAAAGTTACAATTGGAGTTGCCTCTGCAATGTAACGATACTCTGTTCTTCTTACCTGAACTTTCATATTATTTATTATTTACATAGTTATCTAAACCTTGAATATATGCAACCGCATCTAAGAGATTGTCTCTCTTATGATTGTAACTTTCTCTTGAAAATTTAAGTGCAACTAGTGACTTAAACATATCTGCACATGTTAAATAATG